TCCCTCAAGGATGGTGCTAGTCAAGGCACATAAAGGCAAATCCACGGAATGGCTTATAGAGAACGGTGAAGAAGTAAAGATTAGATTGATTGGAAGCTCACAAGAAGTGTGTAAGCAATTGAAGGAGATGGTTTGAATGAAGCTACCGATGAAGCTGGTCGAAGTCAGGATGATGACTAAGAAAGAGACCGATCATGAGGGATGGGCTCATCCAACGGTTGTCATGGTGTTTGAGGACGGCACGAGAGTGTATCCTTCCAGAGACCCAGAGGGCAACGGTGGCGGAGCTCTGTTCTGTATATGGCCTGACGGCAAAGACGGATACTTTTCAGCAGTAAAGGAGAGTGTTGCGTGATGAACGTATTCTATATGGAGATACCATTTGAGATACATTACAATCAAGGTAGGAGGTATTGGATATGAATGATTACGTGCAGTTCCCTAGAGCTCTGGTAAAACCAGTCCGTGTCAAGTTTTATCGGTTCAGAGGAGAGGGTCCGATGGTTACAGGTCAGCAAACCCTACTCAAGACGCCTGATCGATACCCTGATGATGTAATGGAGCTAGAGGATGAGTTTCTTACGGCAAAGCTGGGAGGTTATGGAGATTTATGGTCACGAGAGGAAATAGACCAGTGGCTGGAGTCGGAGTTTCCAACCTCTTTGCCATGGACTAATACTAGCGTACCAGTTGTTACTACACTGATCGCTGTTTTACCCGATGTTGAGATTCCTCAGATATTCAAATACAGAAGAAGCACATATTCCGCTGTCAGTGAGTGGGGAGAGCTAGGATTCGTTAATACGGTCTTACAGAAATGCTGGGAGGAAGTAGACTATGACGACCCTCGTGCTAACCCGATCAAGAGGAGAGCAAAGGATGCTGGTTGGGTCTTTATTGAGTACAGGGATGATTACAGGCCAGATACCAAAAGAGGAGATGATGGAGCATACGACCAGATAACCCACGCATTTTATCCGGGGGCGAGGAGATGTGGTTGGTGCGGGTCATCATCCGTAATACCTCGCTTTTTGGTGCTTGATGAGTTTCAAGAACCGGCGTTTCACTGTCTAGCTTGTGAAGCTGATGGCGGTGATTCCATAGACGATAGAAACTCCATCTCTTTGGAGGATATGGAATGAACCCTCAAAAGGAGGACGCCGATCCTAGATGAATTATGGCCGACATACGGATTAGGGCGTATAACATAGAAAGACGATATAGGACACTATCTAAACCATGGTCTGAAATCATACGAGAGCTCAGAGCGGAGCGTGGTGCTTTGCTAGGCAGTAATGAGTATCAAGACATGGTAGGAGTAGAAAGAGCTGGAGCATTAGACACCATCGATACGAGGATCAAACAAGCCGAGGAGTGGCTTTTCTATTACGAGTCTGAAAGAAGCTCAGCCAATCGGCATTTGGGTATGTTCCGTAGCAGGAGATTATTGTCTGAAATATCCGCATTGGATGATGAGGAATTAGAGGGAAGGGTATGATACAGGAGAAATTGCCTTGTCCGAATGGATGCAAAGACCCGCATGGAAGAATGATTTACATGACTGGAGGACATTCACGATGGGATATAGTCTCTAAAAAGGAAAAGGCTACTTTACAGTGCCCTATGTGCAGGAGGTGGACGTTTGACCGATGAAGAAGTATCAATATCACAAGAACAGATTCTCTGGTGCGATAGGCTCTGGAGCTCTCTGAAAATAGGAGCCAAATGGATATTGCCGGTAGTAGGGGTCTACACAAAGACTTCTGAGAATGCCCTATCTTTAACCGAGCTATATTTTTCTACACCCACGCCAGACGCATTTGGAAGCACGGCATTCGATTCTCATGACTGGGTTCTTACTGTAGGTACCATCCTCAATTGGGACATTACTGAGGATATTGAGTTAGCTCGTGATTGGCATGGAGAGGTGATCGACGAATGGCCTACTCATATGATAGGGCAGGTGGACGTGTGCAGTGCTCGTTGTGGCACCATCATCAGAGCTGAGCCTTACAGAGCGGGCGAACATTATGTTCAGCTCAAAAAGAGCGACGGTAAAGGCACCATGTGCCCGACATGCAATAAGGTAGGCTTTGATCGTGTATGGACCGACGCATGGGTGGTTGTAGATGATTCGGCCACGCAAATGAGACGCCGTCTAGGAATTAAAGAGGAGGAGTGAATGTGTCCAAGACTCACGACTACAAACAGGAGGTGCATAGCGTCATGGACGCTTCATGCCATCTGGGTCAGGAGTTACATATCACGACAACGAACGCATACGGAGACCGCATCCTAAATCTCAGAATGTTTAGAGTGATGCCAAGTAAAACAGGATACACTGGATACACAAAGGTAGGTATTTTCCTCACGAAGGAGGAGACCAAGAAACTTAGAGACACGCTGATCGGCCTTGTCGAAAATGATGAGGCATGGCTAGTAGATGGAGGGGAATGGAATGAAATGGGAGACAATTGAGGACTTCGAGGCTCATCATCATTCGATCATACGAGAAATATGTGGCATATTGTGTGACCATGAGGTCATAGGAGACATGTCTTGTGAATTGTGGTCCCGTGTCAGGAAATACGCCAAGAGAGCTTACTACAACCTATGTATGGACTGTTGCTATGCGATGTTGAGCATGGCGGGTATTGGTGTGAGCTTAACAGAAATGGACGCTGTAGCTCTAGCTGTTATCAAGAGGCCGACGGCGACTTGGAATGGCAGATATGGCTCTTGGTGGGAGGACCCTAGAGGTAAGGAGGCTATCCTCGATATATGTGGGGGGAAGGAGGAGGACATTATGCCCCTGTATCAGGAATTGTGTAGGTGAGGCGAGTGCTAAGCTTCCGATCAGTAGCCGAAACATGGAGAGTCATCGGCAAAGCTAGAAAGCGTTCCGAATATATTGCGAACAATCTGGTGGGCTCATCAGACAACCAGTGGCCCGTCGTTCATTTTTTCTATCCCCCTTCATCTGCCACACGGTTAGGGGATGAGGACCTCAGAGAGATTTATTTTCTACTGACAGGAGCTTATCCTTCCGAAGTCACAGAAAACCCCGATGTCATTCATTTGTTAGCTGGTTTGAGCGAGACAGAAGTCACGGACATCTCCCTGCCCTCCGCACACATGCGTCTCGAAAGCATTCTTTCGGATATTGATAATGAGACTAGGGCGAGACTGATGTATCCCCTATTTCTCAAAATGAACCGCAGAGATTTGAAAGTATTTCTTATGAGACTGAGTAAAAAGGGAGGGCCAGCTAGAAGAAAAGATATTCTGAATGCACTGTCCATGGCAAATGGGCACTTGTTTCATCACGTCAGGTCAGCTGTAAATCTCATGGGACTGAAAAGAACCGCAATTCTTTTTTCGGCCGGACAGTTTGAGTTTCAGGCGATCAGACCGAGAATAGGTTGGAGCATGGTAATACCTGCTCCGGCATACATGTCAGACTTAGCGTCCGTGCCTTTCGGTGCATGTTTCGTAGAGCCCGTTGAGGGGTCATGGGTATCGATTCACATAAATAGAAAGGAAAATGTATCAATTGGATTTACGGCATCCGGCGGAGAGCTACCCGAAGATGACGATGAAATATTGAGGTGGGCGGACTCTGCTAAAATCCCTAATGGTATCTTCTTATGTGATTATGCTGAAATGAGAGACACGCCCCTGTTGATTGTCGATTTATTATCCCCAGAGGATTTGTCTCTGTCCTTTGCAGGTAGGAGAAAACTAATCGAAGATAACGTGGCACCATGGGCGTTGAAGAAGTTACACAGGATCGACGACCCATTGACTGTCATAGAAATATCAAACAATAAACCTGTAGTATTGAGAAATCCTAACGGTATATTGACCTTTGAGAACATACCCGATGAAGTAGTGTTAGTCAGAGCTGAGAAGAAAGCTACAATCCTTAGAGTGACAGAAGGTAAGGTAGTTCAACCACAAACTGGTGCTCCTCCATACGTGGTGTGGACAGTATCTGCTAGAGACGGAATGGGATACTACCCCTTGGGCGAGCTTCAAACTCAGGACCACATAATTGAAGCATTCATCAAACGCCATATCGAAACCGATTGGACCATGTCCGAGGGCGAATCAATAAAAATTGATGTGCCCTGTTTTGTTGAGGTTGCTATGGACGCCTCTGGATGGGGGGACTTTGGCCCTTACATCTCTGGTTCGATACTGAAAGGAAGCCCTAGCTCTGGAATATCCGATGTTATTGGGGTGGAGGAGATCGGATGGAATTAACTGAATCCCAAAAGGACTTGATTGTTTTAGCTTCGCATTTGAGAGGTGGAATAAAATGCCAGCTCACGAAAGAACGGAAATGTGGTTATCTCATTCGGCCGGAGCTATGGTTTATCAAAATGAACGACCCGATAAAGAGAGCACTAGAGTTGTTGGGTGTTGAGGTTAGAGGGACTTACTCTGGTTGGAGGGAGATGTCTATCATACTAGAGGGAATTACTGGATTAGAATACTTGTCGCCCACGCCAAAAGGAATTGAAAATGTAAGATTGTTGAACGGCCAGATATTCCAACCGAAGACCCATGATGAAGTAATGGCGACAATACAGAGTATCGAAGAGCTTCTGCGTATGAATGCTTAAGTGGTAGACGGCCATCGTAGCTATCCCACCAGTGTAGAGGAATGATGAGAATGACGTACAAAGATGAATTGAAGAAGACAGCGGAAGAAAGAGGAGTCACCCAGAAAGAGGTAGAGGCCGGGTTTGAAGAATGGCTAAAGACCTCATTGGGTGATTTATGGAAGGCCAGAGGAGAAACTCTCAAGGGCTGGCCTAGCGATGATAAATTAGATGTATTTAGGCAATATTACGCCGCGTCAGCTCGTAGAGGTGGCAGTGGTGGTGGCTCTGGTGATACTTGGGTCGGCATGATCGTAGGATATCTAGGTCTTAATGATAATATGAGGCAACAAAGAGAGAAGGCTAGGGACGCAGCAGAAATTAATCTGGGCAATGCTTTGAAGTTCGGGATGATGCACAATGACAGAACAATCGCAATAGGCCGTGTTTATTTTGACAGTGGTAACTGGGTTGCCGTGGCAGGAGACGATAGTAGACTACACGTAGAGGCGGGTTCACAAGAAAACCCACCCAACTGGGCCATACCGATTAACAGTGGCGTTGCTTATGTATGTATGTTGAAAGAGGATCGAAGACCGAAGGTTGCATACCTTTGGAAGAGGAGATGGGTAGTAGTAGTCAATACGGTGGACAATTTCTTAGTTGAAGGACCACAGACTCCTATGGTGCTTGAGTGTTCCTTCGATGCGGCACAAACAAAGCTTGTCATGAACGTACCAATATCGTTCAAGGCCGAGAAGGGGACCGCTTGGGGCTCAGACGAACCTATCTTAGAAGCTCGTAACATCGACCCTAACTATGGTTTGGATTGGGTTCCACAGAGTAATCTGACAAAGGCGAACGCAATGTTCCAACCTGATCAATTCATAGCTCAATTCATGCCTGTGTGTGCTCTTGAGGACTACATGGACTATCACGATAAAGCTGACAACAAAATCAGCCTACGCAACGGTGGCGAGATTGGACCTATATTTGCCGTCATGGGAGAGGTGGACTACATCAATTCCGATGGAAAGGAAGACCAGTATGCCGAGGGCGGTTCAAAGCACCCGATTGTCCTGACTAATCAGAATCTAAGAAGAGAAGACCCTTCTAACTCTGGAGTATGGGTGAATCTCAACAAGGCTCATATCAAGGACCACCACGCTCATCAGGTCAAGAAGGACGATGGATGGTATGACTATCAGCAGGGCTCAAGAGTATGGTGTGTTATTCAGACTAGGACATGGGTCAGCCAGACAGGAGATATCAATTACAACATGGATGGTCTCAATGTATATGCGTTACCTCTACGATCAATAGTTTCACCAAAGCCGTCAGCTAGCACTAACGATGTAGCTCAATTCGATGACTTCGGAACGCCTGAGAAGGACAAGTGGGGTGGACTTCCATGAGCGGAACGGGTTTCTTTGAGGACTTTGAGCCTATAGACACTAGCTCAGATAAAGGTGCTTTGAACAAAGCACAGGACCCCAGCTCTAATGTTCCTACAGGTTTCAGAGAGCCGGAAAACATCGATCCCACACAGGTAAAGGAGGTCATGGAAGCCATGCCTCCAGAGTTTCACAAAGAAGTGGATAAGATGAAGGATGATTTTGTTGAAAAGATAATGCCAACAAAGGCTCCTGTTGCTGTGATAAACGAGCCACAAGGGAGCTGGATGAATACAAGCTCCAACCCTGCATGGGCACAGATTAACGCCGCCCGTGGTAGAGCTACCAGAAGCCACAAGCACGTTCTATGTGGCATAGCTGGGCCACCCAAGTCAGGAAAGTCTGGTCAGGTTCTCGACTCGCTGACTGAGGAGGAAAAGGCAAATGGGGCTGAGATTCATCATATTGACTTCGATGCAGGAGGAGAGAGTACGAAGGCGGCCCACCACAGTGGATCGAAGAACATCGTCGTTCTCAATCCGTGGGTTATGAATGACAAGCCTAGTAGGGTTCCATACGATTTCCCCGCTAGCTATCAAATGACCATTGATTATCTGAAGGCCGCCATTGAGATGGCTGACAAGCAGATGGAGTATTTTGAGAGGCACGGAGAAATGCCAACACCATACTTGAAGACAGTCGTTTTCGACGGAGCTGATCACTGGCTGAACATCTGTGAGACTACCATGAAGGTGGATGACCTCGGTCTTGGACCGGATGGTATTGCCACAGCAGGTAAAGCTACGACCACTCAGATTGGTCGTTTCAATTGGAATATCAGAAAGAATCGATACAATTCAGCACTCACTGCGTTGCAGGAGCTATGCAGAAGAGGAATACACTGCTACCTAATCACGCACATGAAGTCGGCATACGACAGTACGGGCAACGAGATAATGGGGGCGGAGACTCCTCACTGGCTCAGAGACACTGAAGGATGGCTACAGCAGATGGTCGTCGTAGAGGTAGACGAGGAGCGAGACGAGCGAGGAGAGCTCACAGGCGTCGTAGAATCCTTTGCTGTCATGACCCAGAATCGAACCAGCTTGAAAGCCCATGGAAGGGTGAAGCTATTCCGCAGGGATAGGACTGGCGGTGAATGGTACGGATGGCCGGGATTACGTGACGGATCGTTTGAGCACCCCGATGATGTAAAGGACAATAGTAGTGAACCCTCGGAGTGAGGGCGATGTCTACGAAGACAGGTATGGTCAGTTTTTCTGGGGGCAAAGACAGCACTGCAATGCTGATTCGGCTCTTGGAGCTTGATGACCCAGAGATGCCTGTCACAAGAATTGTCTTCGCTGATACCGACTTTGAGTTTCCTGAGCTTTATGATTACATATCTCAGGTTGAGAAGTATGTTCAGGAGAGATTCAACCCTGAGCTGAAGGTAGAGTTTGTCAAGTCACCTCGATCATGGGATGACTGGTTCTATGGAGAGATAACTCGTGGAGCTAATAAAGGCAAACAAAGGGGTGCTCCTCTACGTGCATATCCTTGTTGGTGGGCCAGAGAATCTAAGGTTCAACCCCTACAAAGGGCGGGAAAAGACGCAGATGTGATATACATTGGTATAGCTAAAGACGAGGAACACCGCACTCGCAACAGTGGTAAGCACGGCAAATCAGGTAAAGACCACACAGAAGACCCTCGCAATGCTCGCAATAGGTATCCTCTTGTTGAGTGGGGTTGGACTGAGCAGGACTGCTTTGATTATCTCGATGACCTTGGTCTGATGAATGAGTTATATGTCAATTTCACACGCCTTGGGTGTTTTCACTGCATCAAACAACCAGCAGAGTCTTGGTGGGGCGTGTGGCGGGGCTACCCTGAGCTCTGGGACATAGCTAAGAAATGGGACAAAGAGAGTCTCAAGGTCAGTAATCACGGTCTTCGTTCGATGAAGAAGGGAGACGGTTGGACGTTAGAAGAAATGGAAGAGCGATTCAAGGCAGGAGAAGTGCCCAAGAGTCGTACAAAGTTTGATTGTTCCTCATGCGATGCCGTTCGGTTCGTAGCTGAGGGGCAGATGACATTGGAGGATTTTGTAGGTAGTGATGACAATGCACATGAGCGCATGGGCCTGATCGATGAGGAGACTCCAGCTTGTGACATAGTATGGGGGACTTCGGATGACGATGCAAATTAGAGAGCCCAGAGCTTATCCTGTGCCCGGACGTGAAGGACTCAAGTCCACGTATTCATGGCATCCCGGTCTACCTCCACACATCATACCTAGAATATCCAAATCTTCGTTAAGCGACTTCACCTTTTGCTCACAGCAATATTTCATCAAGAGAGTATTAGGGGTCAAGGAGGAAGAGAACGATGCTATGATCCGCGGTAGTAATGTCCACGACGCCACTGAGGACTTCTACAATGACCTCAATGTGAGCTATGCCGCCTCTATGCGTTCCTATGGCTTTGATAGGGTAAAGAGCTATTTCTGTGACTTCATACCAAACTCAAATCCGAAGAGAGGGGACTTTGTATTGGGTGAACAAGTCCACTTGGACAAATTGCTAGATGCAGAGGCGCGACGTTTCATGGTCTCTGACCCTTTGCATTTCCTTCCAGTGGGCAATGAGATATCTCTTGACGCCGTGGTGGAAATAGATGGCCAGCTAGTACACTTTACGGGCATCATTGACCGCATGTTCATGGATGAGAACGGAGATATACATATCCATGAGCTAAAGACGGGTAAATGGAAGGACAAGCCATTGAAATGGGATAGTATGCGAAAGGAGATGGCGTACTATGTATATCTTCTAAACAAATCCGATCATCCCAGACTAGGCGGCCTGAATACTGCGTATTGGGGCTGGGACCATACAGGCGGAGACCATATATTCAGGCACATAGAAGCTATCAAGACGGGCTCTGTTTCTAAGATGAAGAAAGACATAGATGCCCTGTTGAGAGCTCATAGAGGTTACACTGGCAGAGATTTCGGCCCTTCATTCCCTTTGATATCTGACTTTAGGACAAAAAGCACATGCGAGCCGTGGTGCAAAGTCAAGAGTTTCTGTCCGAGATATGGGAGTGTATCAATACCGTATGAGGAGGAATGATTTTTGGCTAGTATCTTTGATGGTTATCCTAGAGAGGTGGACATGCGTGTCAGGAGGGTCATTCATTCTAAGAAAGACTTTCAGAGATACGTCAATAACACCAACGGCAAAGCCAATATGACTGTGACGGTATATCCTTTCAAAGAGCTCAAGCCCGGTGGCAACCGATGTGAATACACCACAGCTATCATTCCTCACTTCGTCGTTGATCTGGATAAGGGGAGAGCAATAGAGCAATTGCAGATGACGGATGAAGAAGCTGGGCAAAGATGCACCGAAGATACTCTACGTCTATCCGACTATTTAGCGAAAAGAGGTTGGAAACATGCGGTGTTCTTCAGCGGAGGAGGATATCACATCTGGGTATTGTTAGACCAAATTTATGATTTACCGCCTGACAAATTGAGTGAGCTTCTCTTCTCAGGCAGAGTAGTAGTGAACAAATGGGTCAAGGAAATGGGACTCATCTCTCTCGATCCAGTGGTTTCGTTTCGGCCCGATAGACACATCAGGGTTCCGAATACCTTCAATGTCAAAAGGAAGCTTTGGAGCATACCAGTGAGTAAGGATATGTTAGAATCTGGATGGGAGCATATCACAAAAGCTGCCGAAGAACCCTCTAGCGGACTCTTCGTAAGGGGAAATGAGGGTATGCCCTTGGAGATTGTCAATAGAAATAATGAAGAATATAGGATGTCAGGACTGACAGGATTCTTTGGAAAGTTCGACGCGGCGGAAATTGAGGTAGAGATGAAGAACGTCGAAGGAGTTCCCATGTTACCCTGTCTCAAGGCGGCGTGTTGCGAGAAGGGTTCTAACCCACCTCATCAGCCAAGAGCGTATCTCATGATGTATCTATTAGATTACTTCAGACGCTTTTCCAGACCCCCGCAAGATAGCTCAGTCAGTAACCAAGAAGCGGTCAATAAAGCTCATGCCTTTATCGAATCACTTCAATGGGCTGACTACAAGCCAGCGGTCACACACCAGATGTTATCTCATGGTGCATCTAGGTACTATCAAACTCCTACCTGCCCCAAACTCTTCAATGAAGGCTTATGTGTGGGGCGTTGTCCGTTCTATGACGGGAAGGGGATTTAGATGCCGATGACGCCTCTGTGGATACAGCTTTTGGATAGTAATTTGAGACAGAGACAAAGGAGTGAAGAAGATGAGTGAAGATATTGATGAGATAAGAAGAAGAAAAGCATTAGAATTGATGGAAAGCATGGACGGTAAGACCGAAGAAGAACATGCAGATGATCTGGAGAGCATGCGAGACTTGCTCCCGTGGTCATTTAGAACAAATGTAGCGACTGGATTCACGGAGATACTGCATCACCCCCAGATGAGGCAGAGTGCCGACGACCCCAACGTCGTGGCAATAGCTGTGGATGTTCAGTTTGCAGATATGGTTACTGACATGCTCAACCGGGCCTTCCTATGGCGTGAGGCTGCGGAGCAAGAGGCTATCAACCAAACAGAGGAGGAGACCTAGATGCCTACGAGTTTGGTCTGTTGGTTTTGTGGAGGTACAGTCATCTGGGGAGGAGACCACACTTTCGAGGACTACGGCTGGGAAGGAATGGGCGAGGGAATCGTTGCTAATTTGGAATGCAAGGACTGCGGAGCTACAGCTTACTTCATCACAAAACCGGAAAACGAAGATGAAATACCCCCGGTGCCGTTGTGATCAACATGAAGAAAGAACGACTACTTGGTAAGCTTGAGGGCATCGAGTTAGCTCTAAACATAATCAATAGAAGAGAGGTGGCATCTGCCTCGGTCAGATGGCTGGTCAGAGAAGCTGATGTCATGAGAACCAAGATCAAGATGCATGAATCAATGGAGGAAGAGGAGTGACAAAGGTACTTTTTATTGATAATAGAGAACGATCAGGGCTTGAAGACCTCGTCAAGAAATACATTGACAAGAAGGACGGACTCTTTCACCAGACTAAGCAGAACATGATTGCCGACTATGCCTTCAAGAGCGTGGGGATCGAGGCAAAGAGCATTCACGATTACATGGGTAGCATGATGTCGGGGCATCTCGAACAACAGCTACACAATCTCGATGACAATTACAATCAAGCCACGTTACTCGTATGGGGGACGTTGGACAATTACTTGGCTCAAGCAGTCAAGAGTGGCAGGAAGATACCATACCAAAGAGCTTGGTCGTCATTTGTCGGCTCTCTAGCTCGTTATGCTACTGATTACGATATCAATATCGTGACACTGCCTGACAGGTCTACCGCCGCCAGATTTATCTGCAAGAGATTTGAGAAAGACGGTTCGCTTGGCTCGTCTTCTACTTACAGGGTATTGAGAAAGACTTCTTCGGAGGATATGAGAGTAGATTCTCTAAGAGCAGCCGGTGCTAGCCAAGCCATAGCAGAGAGCCTTCTGGAAGAGTTTGGTTCAATAGCTGAGATAGCTGCTACCAGCGTGAAAGAATTGACGACTCTTCAAGGTCTTGGCAAAATTAGGGCTCAAAGAATCAATGAAGTCCTAAACAGTGAAGAAAAAATGGTGAGTGAACGAGTCAGAATGAGTCGGTCATAGAGTGAGAGGTTAAGAGTGTGAGCACATACCGAGGGTTCCCGTGATATTATGCTGATGCGTTCCGACACTGATACTACTCGAAAATGGAACGATTATGCCTTGGTAAAGTCAGACTACGAGGGGTCGAAGTTCGTCCGTAACTACATTGATCGTTTCAACACTGTGTCATTCTACAATGAATATGCAGGTCTTATGTCTTACTTCTTTGTCATGGGTCAGCTCCTCGCACCTTACATGAGAATACCAATACATGGTGTCTTTATCGATAGTAGGTTCCACATCTATTGGATACAGCAGTCTCGGTCGGGTAAGTCAGTAGCATACGAGTTTATCTCTAAGATACTCAAACTATGTGAAGTAGAAACTGAGGTCTTCAGCTCAGGGTCAGATGCGAAGCTGATCGGTACGACAAAGGAAGTAGCAGTATATGATGAAGAAGGCAAACCAACAGGTAGGACAGAGCACGAAGTCGTTCCGGGTATCCTCAATGGGTACAAGACTCTGTTGTTCGACGAGGCCAGCGTACTTCTGAATGATCAAAAGGCATATTTCAGTGACAAGATTCTGTACTTACAACAAGCCATGGCACCAATAGGTAGTGAGACCAACGTGTTAGTAAAACACTTGGTAGGCGGTACAGTCAGGACTCCATCGGGTGTATCACTGTGGTGCACGACATTCCCCCCAAAGGACATCATGCATCACGTTCTTGAGAAGGGATTCTTCCAGCGTGTGTATCTGTATCAGAATGATGTGAGTTTGGAGACAAGGCACACCACCAGTGAGCATAGATTAGCTGGAGCATACAAGCCAGTCCCTGACAAGCTGTGGAAGTATGAAGACTTGGCAGCCAGAATGGTAGAGTGCAGGGACTTGATCAGAGACAGACTGTTTGTTGCAGCTGGTATAACACAAGAGGAGTGGGACGCCATGAAGGATGGCGAGAGAGAAGACTTGGCGGTTAGACACGCATATGACATCTTCAAGGCCGGGCCATCATATCACGCTGCCCTGTTCAATGCTCTGGATGATTACTACGGGTTAGTGAGAGGAGTGGCCGATGATAATATCAGAGAAACTGCAATCAGCTTTCTTCCTAACGTGGAGAATTATACTTGTATCATGGCCAACATAATAGCCGCAACCATGCAAAGTACCGTCATCACAGCTGAGCATGTAATGATGGCGAAGGAGATGATTTATGACAACCTGTATAATCTAATCATTTGGCTTGAACAGAAGCAGAATTACAAGGCAGCCAAGAAGACTCAAGCTGAGGTTCACTCATGGAGAACCGCGTTCAACAAGGCGGATAAGGAGCTTCATCCAAAGACAGGCAAAGAGGTAGTCAAAAAGGCGGATATAGAATCTCGTTACGCTCAGGAGTTCTCCGTCAGTGTCAAAACAGCAAAGAGGCGTTTGGATAAACTACTAGAGAACAAGACCGCTGAGAGATACATGAAGGGACGAGTAGCATACATTTCGATGAATGGGTGAGATAATGAAAATGCACTTTAACAGAATGTCATACTGGATGGCAAAAGAGAAAGTCATGTCTTTCAGAGTATTCGCTGCACATACTGACGACAAAGACTACACCCGTCTTGATAGCTTCAATTTAGACGCTGCGGTATTCTTCAATGGTAAAACATTCTATGTATTCTGCGATGTGATCGCTAAGGGTATGAACCATAGGGGCTACAAGACCGTTGTAAAGGACCGAGCGAAGCTAGGAGAGTGGTTGGCGGAGCTATCTGACGACATCATACTCATGGGCTATAACACTACAAAATTAGATTATCAACTTTTAGTAAAGGCATATAGTATCAATTTCAAAACCATCGATCTCATGGATGCAATAGGGCTTTCTATAGCTGAAGAGCTGGCACTTGAGAAAAAAAGATACCCTCTAAGGACTATGGCTAGATGGAACAGTATCAAGCAAACGGTACTACCTCATTTTTCATGGTTCTTCAATTCTGTTGAGATGTTTAACGAGTGGTTTAACAATCGATTTAGAAGTGTAGCTAAGAATCTCTGTGCCGAGTGTGAGATGACTGCTAAGCTAGGTGCCCGTGTCAGGAGGAAGGGCGAGGTCAGAGTGCTCGATCCTGTTACTGAAAAGGGAGTCTTAATCCCTATAGATTTTCATCAGCACGTTCTAGCTAAAGGTTTCTTCACAGGAAATGAAGAACAAGAGTTCTGGGATGAATATTCACAGGGTCTGGTAAAGACGGAAGAAGAGTAAATATCAATCCTGACAGTCCTGTCGAGAGTGAGACCTTAAGTGTCAGTCAGGTACGCCCTGAGCTGTATGAGCCAAGAGGGACAGCCGATTTACATATTGAATAACAACATAGACAGCAACCAAGGAAAGTCTGCACAGAGAAGTAACATAGCGGCGGCGAAAGCAGTGGCCGAGGCGGTTCGCTCAACACTAGGACCCAGTGGCAGTGACAAAATGCTTGTATCAGGAGAAGGCAAGCAGGTTGTAATCACGAATGACGGAGCTACTATACTGAGAGAGATTGATTGTCAACACCCAGCCGGTAATCTAATGATATCCGTAGCCGAGAACCAAGAGGAAGCCACTTATGATGGAACGACTAGCTCTGTGATCATAGCTGGAGCTTTACTGGCTGAGAGTGAGCTTCTCATAGCAAAAGGGATTCATCCTACTACTATCTGTAAAGGATTCAGAGCCGCGTCTAAGAAGGCATTGGATTTGCTCAAGACTCAGATGGACGATGTCGCAAAAAGAGTAGATTCGGCACTAGACGTAGATTCTATGTTAATGCCTGTCGGTGTTACTTCACTAACAGGAAAGTCGGCGGAGACTGAGGTCGGGTTAATCGCTCAGTTAGCTATTGACGCAGTAACCAAGGCGTCTACTGAGACTAGAGTGGAGTTGGACGATGTCAAAATACTAACATTCGCCGGTGCTTCATTCAGCGATTCCGAATTACTGGACGGGTGTCTGATCGAGAAAGACCCTGCACATTCACAGATGCCACCTGCAATAGCTGGGCCTGTGCTCTGCTTAACCTCGGAGCTTGAAGTCAAGGAGATGAAGCAGGACGCACAGCTGTCGATATCTGACCCTGCATCCATGGAAGCATTTCTAGCGAAAGAGGAAGAGGCGATTAAGGAAATGGTAGATTCTATCAAAGCATCGGGAGCAGCTGTAGTGCTAGTCAAAGGAGCCATTGACGATTTGGCCAGCCACTATCTCTCACGAGAAAGGATCATCGCAGTAGAAAGAGTATCGCCTTCCGACCTAGAGCTAGTCAGAAAGACAACAGGGGCTAACTTAGTCAATTCACTTAAGGATATGAAAGAGGGAGACTTGGGAGAGGGAACCGCTAGACTCGTTCAGTATGGAGAACACCATTGCATTCACGTCTCTGGAGGCGGGGGAGAGAAAAGTCCCGTCACAGTAGTGCTCAGAGGAGTTAGCTCTCACACAGCAGAAGAGCTGGAGAGAGCCTTTGAGGACTGCATCGGAGTCGTGTCTGTGGCGTATGAGGATGGCGAGTATCTAGCTGGCGGTGGGGCCTCTTACGCCTACTTGAGTAGGGCACTCAAGGATTATGCAGATGGTATCGGGGGGCGCGAGCAGATGGCGATAGACGCTTTTGCTCAGGCCCTTGAAAGCATCCCAAGGACCCTAGCTGAGAACGCTGGTGTCGATCCAGTGGATGCGATGATAGAGATGCGAAGCCAGATAACCATAACACCAGCTCTGCCTATCTACGGAATAGGAAGAGATGGCAAAGTAAGGGATATGGTTGATCAGCAAGTCCTTGAACCTAGCAGAGTAGTAACGAATGCGATTAAGTCCTCTACAGAGGCTGCAATATCCATTCTGCGTATTGATGATGTATTGTCAATGGGCATGAGCACCCCCACCGGACCTCCGATGGGTGGGATGTAATGCCGAAATATAGGTCTAACAGAACAAAACGACTAAGGGAAAAACTCGTCAAGCATCTTGGAGAGGTCGGTCCGAAGTCGTCGCGCGAGCTCCTCGATTATTTTAACCGGGTAAATAGACAAGGCACTACCATGAATAGCATGACCAATGTGCTAGCAAAAGACCCCCGTTTCATAGTAGTCGAGACGATACGAGTTTCTCAATCTACGAGTGGCCGTTATGATATGCTTGTGTGGGGGCTTGCAGGTGAAGAAGAGTGATTTGTTGTGTTGTTACAAGCATGGAAGAGTCCGAGGCGAGAAGTCCTGTAGGATATGTAAGAGGGTGTACTGATGAGAAACAACAACATGTGTAGGTGGTGTGGCGGAAAAGTGGCCTCGCATCGCCATGATCGGCGTCATCGATGTCCTAACTGTGATTAAGCTACTCTGCGAGCTCCTGTTCTCAAGTCATAGTTGTATTCGTCTTGTAACCCCAAAGCATGTTTTGCAGCTCTGGGTGCCATTCTCATATAGTCATCAAAAGTCATGCCCCCTCTTTCTCTGAACTCTCGTAGAGCTATATTGGGGTTGTTCAGGTGAAACTCGGTGTCGGGCTGAACGGGTGGCAGGACTCCTAGTTTTGCTTCTGAAGCTCTCATGAAATCAGCACCTAGTTGGCTGGGGAGAATTGACTTTCCATGATAATCTGAAACTTCCACTATGCGTTGCAGATGTGGATCGAAATATTTGAAGCCCTTAGTCTGTTGAACACCTCTTTGAGACTTTCCGGGTGCGTATGAAAAACCAACCCCGCTCAGCATACTTCCTCCTTTCTTCCATTTAGCTTCTGGATTCCCAGTCATCTGACGACTGGCCATGAGTGATTCCGTGGGCTGTATGCTAAGTTGATTCGTCCTCATCGCATTATCTGATAATGACCTCAGTCCTTCGTTGGCGACTGCCTCCACGTATGCCTGTGGCACAATCCTGTCCTGTCTCAAACCGGGATTCATTGAGAAGTCACTAAACTTCACGCCGCCACGTCTCATGGCTTTGTCCGTAGGTGTTGATTCTGGCTCTGCCGATATTTGCCCCACTCTTGGTCGGGGTTCAAAGCCGGGAGGAAAATTACCATAGAGAACGGTTCTCTTCAATGGTTTTCCTAATATTTCCCCGGTTCTCGCTCTGCGGGCCTTTTCTTCGTCTGTCTGCATATCATAGAAACTAGAAGTTTCCAAGGGGTCGGTCAACATAGGATTGTTAGGATCAACATTCTGAGGGATTCCATATGCGCCAGCCATAGGATTAGTGTATGATGCCATGCTAGTTACTGCCATATCTGGCAAATCTGGATTATATGTGAAGGGCATGAATGGAGACATACCGACAGGGTTCTCAACAAGAGAAAACATATCTGGGTTTCTTCTTGAAAACTCACTGATGATATCGAATACCTGTTTGAAATACTTAGCGGTTCCTTTGTTTTTTGGACCCATCTCCCAATTTCCAAACGGTCTGTCCTTAGTGGACTCACCCATCCAAGAAGGAGGTTCGTTATCTCTTCTAGCTTCATACGCCTCTAATTTTGAACCTGTCCCGTATCCGGGTGGTGGTTTCCATTTACCGCCGATCCCTGAGATAGACATGTCAACGCACGTAGGAGCTGCGAATAGCACATCGGGCAATCTGCCGCCGAGCTTTGCCTCCGCCTTATCAGCCCACTCTTTGGGAGTGTACCTCTGGATATCTTCTTCCCAATCCCAACCGCCACCTTCCATGCGGTCTTTCTTAGCACCGACGAGCTTCGACCCTATATCCGTGGCCAAGACATTGTGTCCTCTTCGTAAAGGGTCAACCTTGAGGCCACCGACGGTATAGGGCTGAGCTCCGGCACCTGCGAAATATTCCATCACATCCAAACGGTCTTTATCACCTGCAAGCAAATTAGTCATTGGCATGCTCTGAGCCAGCATCCCTATTGCACTTCTCTGTGGTATCCTTCCCAACGAAAGGGTAGTAAGAGCTTCTTCGGATGCCTTCTCCACGAGCTCATTGATCGAAGCTGCATCGACCATGGCATTAATGTCCGCTGCATCCTTTGATACCTCGGCCCTTGAACCACCAGCTCCAAGCTGTCTTCTCATCTTGGGTCTGACATTGCCCCTGCTCTTGTTTCGAGCGTACCTTCTACGTGTCCTTCCACGCTTCACCTTCCGCGATTGATTCCAAGCTCTAGCCTTTCCAGCTCGCTCAGCTCTTCCACTCACGGTGTTCTTCGAGTAACCTTGGAATTTGGCTTTCTCCTCGTTCTTGACCATACCCCATGATTCATCAAAGGCTACGCTCATATTTACACATCATCGGACAATTCTCTAAGGAGTTTTGGTCTTGTCTTCTTCCAAACGGACTCACAGATAGGACATTCCCATAGAAATATTCTGTCTCTTGAGCCCGCATAGAAACCGTTGATACGGATAGCTAGAACTCTATTTCCACAGTCCGGGCAGTCCTGACTGATCTTGTCTCGAAAAGCCTTTGCTCTACTTCGGCCAGATAGCATCAGGCATGCCCCGCATGGGTGTACGTCAAGAGAATCCTATCAGCCCCTCCAGTATTGTAGCCAGCGTGAGCAGGGATTGTGATAGCCGTACCATTGGTATTGACATAAAACTCTCCAACTGGAGTGCCACCTCCTCCTTGTGGCCCCTGTATCAAGACACCATCGCCATGCTTTAACGACCCCGTATCGCTAACATCGAATGAGAATATCTCGATCAGGTATATGTCTGACTGATCTTGAGACTGAAGGGGCTTGAACAGTATATCAGTCCCGAAGGTAATGGTTTTACTTGAAGAGGGGTCCCATGTAAATATCTTCTTAGAAGTCCGATGAACGGGAGTTATCTGATACGCACCGCCACCTCCAGCTGTTTCTCCTAATCCTTGATCTGATTGAAAGAACAAGTGTGTTTGTCCGGTGCCATTGGGTGAACCGGAAAGCCCAGCTGGGTCTCTGGCAAACAAAAATCCAAGGTCGGTTACTGGAAGAGTTCCTGCTTGAGAGCCAGCAATGAAATCATTTGCCGGGTTGCTACCGTTGGAAGAATGATTAGACAGGGACGACAACGGCATCGGCCCCGGACGAATGAATACTCTCTTGTCATCCACAGAACTTACTATCACGTTCGAGCCTGTCTTAGTTAATCTGCATGAAGCTAGAACAATAGTGTGTTTTGCTAAATGACCTGTAGGGCTTTGAGGGTAAGAACCACCGGAAGTGTCTATTTCGGAACCGTATGTAAGCCCGATGAATCCAGCCAGTGTCGGATCGAGATAAACCAACATTATCCTTTCATGATTGGTAGAAGTAAGAGTCGGCAATGCAGAGCTGTTATATGGGAACTTTCCAGTGTTACTGTTACTGCTGATATCGAGAGTCGTACTGCTGACTTCGTAGAACATGCCGTCTAATAGCACAGTACCTGCGGCGATAACGACACTTTGAACCGGGTTTCCCGTGCTAGAAACAGCACAATTACCCGCTGTTGACGATAATCTGTTTGAGTTTGAAGAGTGATAGTTGTTCACAGACACGGGTATAACTCCGTTCATCAGACCTCTTTCGTTGAAGTTTGTCAATGTAGAGCTAGTCAATACATCCGTGTCTCTCAATCCGTCGGTCTGATATGATTGATTTGCAGACTCATGTCCCTGTCCCAAACCCGCCATTATCTCACCTCCAGCAATACGTCTACTTTGATTTCATTGGTTGCGTCTTTAGATATAGGCATGAATGTTGCACGGTATGCTGGTGAGTCAAGAGCGGTGTCACCGTGTAAGACTAGCTCTTTGATAGTCTGAGATGCTGTTTGCTGTGTGTTAAACATAGCAGACACCGATATTGTCCTGTCATCTATTCTCCTGACATTAGGGTCTACGGTAATCTGGGGATTGCCAGCTCCTCCGTCTCTACTAGAAGAGTCGCCACCTGCCGAACCAAGAGTCATTTTAGTTATCAAAGTAGACAGATGATCTGTCAAAGCGGATTTCAAAGTATCTAACACCGGCATTATTTCACCACATAATATCTTGATTTCGACTGCCCAATAGGTAAGCTCCGCTTGTTCCCTGTCCGTACTCCGATTTTACCCATTCCTTTTGCTTCTTTCGCACCGATAATGAAGCCACGGTTATTTACTGAACGAATTTGTACTCGGTGGACGGCCTGTATTCGTATAGCCCCAGAGGTGGATAGCTCGGCCACATCAAAGATATCGGATGCAGATTCGTCGGCAGGTGAGGTATTGGCCGTGAACGCTTGTAAGTCTGACAATATACCTTCGATCCCCTTGTCATATTGAGCTATAACGAAGTTGCTTTGTAACGTACTGAAATCATGTTCGGCCTCGAAAACAGCAAACTCACCGCGCAAACCATGAATTGGCAAGTCCACTGATACCATCTCGCCCGGATTAACAGATGTCATTTTCAAAGCTCCTCTAACCGATATAACGGGCGACCTGTTTTCTGTTCTAGCCAATATTGACTTGGCTAGCTTTACAGCTTCTTGTTTGGTTTTCAAACCGGGGATGTCCTGCCTGAGAATCTTTGTTAGATTGCTGGTGGCTCCTGCACCTGCTTCTATTTTCATTCTCTCTGGATCGCTGATTGCCACATACACCCTTTCGTTCAACGCTAGTTCGTCACCTACTACGACAACTTCATTCGGCGAATCAATCATTTTACTAATGCCTACTTCCTTGGCCGCACTGCCCATACCGATTTTGTTGCCCCTGTTGTTGAATACACTAGAACCATAGATGAGGCCACCGTTCTTCTCGTTGACTAACTGCTTTCCATCCAGCTGCGACAAGTTTCTAATAACTTCCATTATGCCTATCCCACGAGTCTTTCTAGCAACATAAGTCCTAGAGTGGTCATTGATGATTCTTAGAGAAGGATGCGCTTTTAGAGTGGCTGAGATATCACGGTCATTAGCTACCAAGGCGTTGGTTGGTGTGACGTTGAATCCTGTGAGCTCAGGCCCTGCATCATCAAGCATCATTAGAGCTGCATCGGATGTTCTGACACCTATGAAACCGTATTGTCCCAACAGTATGCCTGTTTCTGTGTCAATACCCAGATCAGAAATACTATCTGAATCTACATTCTTGAACACTAGAGATGTTGTTGCCGCCTCTATTTTTGTGCCAGCTACTCGTAAGCGAACGCCCTCGCTATCTAAGAGGTATGGGGGGCTATATGTTTCAGATAGCTCTTTGCCGTCTACCCTAATCTTCCTTATTGAGGTCTTGATGTTCTTCACTTCTACAATGTTCTTGCCATTGGTAATTTTCAACGGCTGCTGACTTAGCATGATGAAATCGGATGGGTCGTACTCCAAGAGACCACGATATGAGAGAGTGGTTTCTTTCACCGTATCCGTAGTTGTATCATATCTCCTCCAACTATCTGACTCGATCTTAGCCATGACAAGTGTGTTGTCTACGAGAGTGGGGATTGTAGGATAGGGGAGGGTTAGCGAACGGAAGTCGTTTATCGAGGATGGCGTATTCACGTCTGTGAAGTATAGTGTTTTGCCTACTAGGTCCCCGACGGTTGTATGGCCAGTAATTGCATTTGCAGATTGTGTGAGCTTGTTACCACTCTTTGCAGAATATGTGAATGCGCCCGACACTCCAGATATGAACAGCTTGCCAGACGATGGTAAAATGCTTGCATCATCCAGAACGATAAATGTTGAACCGGCGGTGTAGTGTGACTTAACCTCAAAGTGAGGGAACAACCGCATCATGGACTTGTGTGTGGTGTGTGTTACTTCGTCCTCTAATCCTTGCTTGGCAAAGTCTCCGCCTATGCCTGAACCATCTGTCTTGTATCTAACTTGACTTTGGTGAAGTGGCTCTCCTCCACCCGGATGCAGACTCTGAGAATATCTAGCTTCAATTTCTGAATTGAACGTACCATCCGGGGACTTCCTAGCTGCATCCGATTTGAAGAATTGTAACATTGATGCGGTCGGTATCAAATGATACACAACATCATACTCATTGGCGTCTGGGTAGTCGATAACAAACGCACCTTCGGGAGAGCCTACAAAGCTACTATTCCCCAATCCCTCATCGACGTTGGCCTCGAACATACCATACCTAGAATCTCTAGTAAATGGTTGATATGCGACGTTATCCGTATTAGTCGTTTTACATCTAGGACCGTGCGTCCAACCGTCCTGTAACAAACTAGAAGCAAATCCGTATAACTTAAGCGGCCTTACAGGTCTCACGATGTAATCTACAGACTTTCTACGAGGGTGGGATGGCATGGCGTTGCCAGAAGCTCCGAATATCTCAGTGGACATCGAACCCTCTTCCGTTCTGTTGAGATACGTCTTTCTTAGTAAGTAGACTCCCCCCCATGGCGGAAGGTCCGCCGATCCTCTGACCGCCCAAGAATCAAGTGCATGGGTATTAGCGTGGACTCTAGGTTCTTCATCGGTTGTCGGTAGAGAGACAGACACTGTTGCATTTGAACCAGCATTCTGGAAGACTATCGTAGGTTCAGATGTGTATCCCGAACCACCATTAGTCATTGTAATTACTTTGACAACTCCCGTAGTGGTAAGATTCACCGTTATTGAACCACCATTAGGTGTTACTGTTATCCAATTGCCAAGGCCATCTTGATTCTGATATTCTAATGATTGAGTATGAGTGGATAGGAAATTGGCACCGGCCGACGCAACACTATGTCCCGTAGCTACAAGTTGCCCGTTGACTGTGAAAGTGACTATTGCCTGTGTCGCTTGAATGCTACTTACCGTGTTGGTTGTTATTACTACCCTGTAATTTGTAGTCTCCGCTGGATTAAATTTGAGATTGTTCAAAGTTACACTGGCTACTTGTCTGGCTATGAGATAGGTACCCGCGAAATTAGAACCACCGCCGCCGGTCGCTGTAAGATTTCCATCAGAATATCCCGTTCCGGCTCCGGTCAATGTAATTCCAGATATCGCTGCACCGCCCATGCCCTTTGCATCATCACTATCTGGACTCCATGTAGGGGCTACATATTCATTGGAGTGAGTCACTGTGCTACCCGCTCCTCCATCGAGAGTAAAGCCGTCCTTCTCAAGCTTGGTTTTATTGACCCACGATGGGGTTATTGGATAATGCTGCCCCACTGCTAGATCGCTGTTAAGAGAAGCAGCCTTCGTTCCTATTACTTGATACTCCATCGTCTTGTTGTTGAGTCTTTCATTCTCCGTGTCTATTATCAACCCCAATCTAGGTTCGGTCCTTGACTGGACCTGTCTGTGATCACTTATCTCAGAGAGCGGTATGGCTTTCACCGTCTTAGTTGCGTTTGTCGAGGAGTTGTATGTTGCCTCCCCCCAGCCCGTAGTGGGGTAGTGTGTCTTTTTCTCACCGTTAGATGCGGCTAACGGCCTCATAGCAGAGTGATCCAAAGCCGAAGCGTTTGCGTGTAACGCATTCCCCCTTAGATGATAGAAAGTTCCTGAAACCCCAAAAGTGTTACTTCTAACCACTGCGGACCTTGATTGGGATTGTGAATAATTGTTGGAGCCGGTGTATTGGTAGAGGTCTATGAATGGGTCTGAACCTTTATTGTGAGGTCTCGCTTTCAAAGGGGCTTCTATGAACTCGTTTTCCCATAAGCCAGCTGGCATAGAGGTCGGCAAAGTCATCCCTCCTGATTGTAATCCTAATGTAGAACCTATTCCTATCGGCGATTCGGACGAGTTAGAGGGTAAATTCGATCTTCTTACCGTGCTGGAGAAAGGAGATGCCTCTGCTGTGTGGCTAGACATAACCAATCCAATCGGCACCGAACGCTCGACCCCTGAATAATCATTATCGAAGAACCACGTCGCACCATGGGTAGTAGCGTTCGGTATTTTCTGCACGGAATCATGTATTCCTCCATCAAACCTGCCCTTGCCATATACTCCAAGCGTGTTTGTACCTTCATTCGGGTCTCCAGCTAACATATCTAACGCATCTGAAGCCGTCCTAACACCATATGCTCTTATTGGCATTCTTCTACTCATGTCATATGCGACCATACTATCTAGGACCGTCACATATTTCGTGAAGCTCACACTGTCTGAATCGTTATCGTAGTATATGGCACCTCCAGTTCTTTCGGGGTTGATGCCATCTCCTATACCCTCTCCTCTGGAGTATCGTATATTCTCATATTGTTTGAGCAGACGAAGAGTCCCCTGTGATTCCCTGACTGTAGTATGACCCATCAGGACGGCATTGGCACTACGCAATCCGTCAGTATTACCATGTCCTCCTGCATTCAATCCATTGTACCCATAGTTCTGTAACCATTGATTCACATATATCCTTTCGATTGCTTCTGCGTTTTCCGCTTGAGCTGTGGTAGTGGGATTGGAATGGTTGCGAAGATACAGTCCTCTCACTGGTGGGTAGTTTAGCGAACGGGGCATTCCTGCCTCTCTGTACCTGAAAGTCAAGTAGTGTTCTCGGACCGTCCCAAAGAAAGCTGGGTGATTGTATTCAGCTAACCAATTACACAAGAACGCATCCGGTTTTGCTCCCGTTCCAGTGTTAGTGGCCTTCAATAAAGCCAAATCTGCATTGGCGGCAGTTATACCGCCACCCGCTTCTGTCCTTGCACCTAGATTGAGGTACTCTGGATCGTGACAAAGTAAAGGAGGAGTAGTCGCTATTTCGGTGGCTATTCGTGTGACTGAGACGCCTTCTTCTCTTCCAGATACGAAGTAAGCACTGCTTCCAGCATAAGCCAAAACCGGCATCGGAGAGCCTCCACCAAGAAGATAATCTCCAAGCAATATACCGTTTATATTGACTTCTGACGCTGTATTATATCGAGTCGCACTAGGTAATGCGTTGGCAAATGTCAGTCTCGTAGGACCCGCTACAGAGAAGGATGCGTTCTCGCTTGGAGCCCCCCTCCTCACTTGATGACCGACTCCAAACGTCTTGGTATGTTCTTGACCGGGTGCAACAAGATAATCTAAATCATCTCTAGGAGTTACTGAACCGTATGTTGTTTTGACATCCGGCAATCTAAATCCCTTTATTTCATCCAAAGGAATGCCATCTGAGGCAAAGGAGCCTGTTGAATGGTCATAACCAGTCTGGGCTTTGGTATCTAGCGTATCGAGCTCAAACACCGTATTAGTAGACGTGCTCTTGCCCGAACCAAACAACGTGTGCTTATGCTCGGTTTCTGCTTCAAACAGCAGTGAGTACGATGATCCATGTGAACGGTGCAGCTGCCTTCTCATTGCAGCAGGGGTTCCTCTATGCCCTGTAGGAGTAACGAAGGAATGCCCTTGTCTTCCAAATCGAATCCTGTGATGAGGGTAGGCGTTACCGCTAGGATTGCCGTTGTTCGTCTGTGTAAGCACAGAACCCCTCTCTGCGTGGTCTGTGACCCTGTGTGCCGAAAAGAGGCGTGTAGAGCCGCTTGGAACTGCTCCGGGGGTAGTGTGGGGGGTGAGGCCGTGTTTCGTGCTTAGATCGGGGTGTAACAGCCTCTGTACGTGAAAGACCAGCATACGGTCATGTGTATCGAACTGCGATGCAGCATTAGATGCCTCAGCGATACCCGGTTTGCGAGGGTCTGGGGCGGCCATCCCCCCTAACCCCCACGTCATGTTAGACCACGCTTGGACGCGATCATGCCCCGTTCTGACGAATACCCCGCCCGGAATCTCCGACGGATCGGGCAGTTGAATCTCCATGTTGGGGGTTAATCTGCCATCTGTAGTCGATGGCCCGGTTACTTCTTCCCCTGTTACTGGGTCCTCTCTGGTGTTCTGTAACTTGTAGTCTCTAATGACTACACCCCAAGGAGAACCGCCGAATAGGGTCAATACGTTTCCTTGGTCGTCCTTAGTCTCCAAATCATCAAAGACCATATTCTCGTTACTTATCTGAAGACCTCTTACCTTGGTCGTTGAGTTGAGAGATTTTGCAGAGAATATGGGACGTGGTGCGTATTTGGTGTTATCATATTTCAGGCCCTGAGCTACAAAGTCTCCCACATATGAGATATTAGTCAATTCATCATTACTATGCTTGACTATATTCGAGGCAGTTGCAGCTGTAGCTTGATATCCATGTGAAGTATGGAACTTATCTCCTGACGTGGTTGAGAGCTTAGTCCCATATTCCAAACCGGCCATTTTGATGTTTGATGAGCCTGTGGTATCAGAGTCTACTTTGGTCACACCTCTCAAAGAGGGAGATGTAACTGTGTAATCTGGAGGAGGGATATCTGGAAGATCACAAGAATTGAGTCCTTCTACACTGAATCTGACATATCCATGGCCAGAAGAGTGCGCTACGGCAGTGCAACCCTTGGAGTCATAGCCCGTAGATGGCAGACCCATGTTTCCACCATCCATGCCCTTTGCAGTCAAGAACCACGTAGGCACACTCTGGCCGAGACCCTGAACAATTGGTCCACCGTTGGCCTCTGCCCAATAGCCACCCGCGCTGTTAGGTGTTCTCTGCTCCCATGTCAGAACGATAGTGTGCTTAGGTGGTTCTCCAGCTATTGTGAACGTAGCACTAGAAAGAACATCATTAGTTCCACTAGCTTGAGTAATCGAAGACGTTAGAGTTTCAGTTATCGTAAGATCGGATAAACTATTGCTCGAATTAATGAAATTGTTGATTCTTGTCGGACCAAATCTAGCTGGGGTTATGTTGGTATAGTTCAATGTAAGATTTGTATGGTCGCCGTCTGTATAGCTAATAGTGCCTGTTGTGGGTAAATCAGAGGGAAAACCATTCCTGTAGCCTCCATCGAATTGTAGGCGCAGTGTATTGGCATCAATCATAATAGTAGCAGCACCGGAGTACGTTGGTCTACCGGACATCCTGACGTATCTGGCTCTGAGATACCTTGTCCCTCCCGGTGCTACCTGCTTTACCTTCCTACTGTTTATCTTAGCAGCTATGTAGCGTGTAGCTTCTTCTGTCCCTAAATTGTAATCTCCCGGCCCAGCTGCATCCTGAGCTTTCAGATCAACTACAATCACATTTTGTGCCTCGGCAGGGGCAGAAGCCGTTGCTATGTTGGTTCGGACTAAAACCGTCAACCCTTGTTTCCATGAATTACTGTTTGCCGCGTACTGCCACGTCGTTATATCGTGGTCATAATCTGTGTCTGGATACGTTATATGCATGGCAAAAAAGCCACTAGCGGGGTATCCTGACGCCCCAGCGAGTGGTTGGACTTTGGCCGGATAGATTTGTTTCTCGAACCTAGTCATCACCAAACCCCCCTTGCAGTCCAAAGCTCATTCACTTCCGAAGAAGACAGTGCTTTGTTGTAGACGGCTACATTTGACAAATAACCTGAGAAGTGAAAAGGAACTGATAAATTCATTTTAGATTCGTTTGTACTGGTAGCACTTGAGACAAAGGCACCGTTGTCACCTCTTCTGGCAATGACTGTCATGTCAACGTAAGTTGAAGTCCATGGTGCGGTGTAAGGTCCTTGGTACATCTCACCTATCCTAAGACCTGCACCCCCTCCTCCTAAGCTTAGATTCTTTACAGCAGATAAACCGATGAAGGACATGTTGGTAGCTGCTGTGCTACCCAATGCACTGGGGATCGTGGCAGCTACGGCATTTGCATTTCCGTTACTAATAGATGTCTTTACCTCTATATTCACAGTATTGCCCAAAGAACCACCTGAATGAATTGTCCTCGGAGTCGTGATGTCTACCATATCTGTCACAGTCCCTGTTCCTATGTCCCAGTTACCCCCTGCGTTGTTACCTCCAAACTTCAAACCGTTGATGTTGCCCAAATAGATCGTGACATCATCTCCCAACTTCGTTGCTACTACGCACGACCATTGGTCTCTATCTACTCTGATGCCCCCCGTGCTAACGTCATTCATAACCAATAATTTGGTTCCGTCAGCTCTAGCTCCCAAAAATGCTACTTGGACATATTGATTGAGACTTGCTTGAGCTCCAGCTATGAAAAGACCCCATGGCCTTCCGTTCTTGTCAAAACCTGATACTATCGGTCCGCCCGCTGATGACGATGACCCTCTGAACCATGCACTGATAGAAAACTCTCCTGTGCAATCAAACTCTTTCAACGGCCCGTACTCCGCTTCAACTCCTGAATTGTAATTGTATAGTGCTATTACCTGATCTGAGCTTGCAGCTGTATTGATGCCACCATGGTTGAACTGCATCCCCTTATCTTCACTGTCCACGCTATTAGCAGGGCCATTTACCAAGGCAAAGTTTGCTCCTGTGCCTGTCACTCTCATCGCCGAACCATACAGGTCTTCTACGGCCAATGTGTTGACTTGACTATGGGTTCCTGAGCTGATTGTGTCATTTAGACGAGCATAGAGTCTAGCCCTGTCTACAGCGTTGCCTGATGAATCTACGGTCAGTGCATGATGAAAACCCCTCATTGTGTTTTCATTGATGGTGTCGTTGTTTGTTATATTGGTGAAATCCAAAACGGCAGAGGCTCCTGAGACTTCATGTAAATTTTGAAAACCACTGAATCCCGTGGGGCCTGAAGAAAGTGGATGTTTGTAATCATCTGTGTAGTCATTGGCGGTCCCGTCACTGATATCCATTACTACTCCTGTATGTCCACCCCCAAAGAAAACAACCCCCTCGGAATCCATAGGAGGCCATAGGAACTCTACGTCTATGTCATTGATCTCGAAGTCATTGTTGGTCGCAGGTTGGCCTTGTGATGTATCAAAGAATTGTAAGTAGAATGAATCCATGTCCTCTCTTGGTGTGATGTTGTTGATATAGAATGCATTTGATGCCACTGTTGCCAAAGTCGGACCTTGTGTGATAAACTCATAATCAGCAAGCTTCCCGTTGACTCTTATGATTCCTTTTGTCGTAGCAGACACGGAAGCCGATATTCTCTTCAAATAATCTTCTGTCCTTTTGCTGACTGTCAGATAGCTAAAACCAGAAGATTTTGCCGAGGATAAAGTCTCTGGATTAATCATCCTACCGTCGTTTGTTGAGTCTGTTACATTCGTACCACTATTTTTTACACTTGGTGCCGCTACAGTTTTGACGGTGAAATTACCACCTAAAGCTTCGTAGGACCTGACACTACCCTCGGAGTCTAAAGTGGCACCGTGTGGAGCTCCTCGAAATGTACTGATCGGAACAAAGGTCTCTCCGTCCGCTCCAATAGGTAAAGGAGCTGGGAATGAATTGGGCTGGTACATTCTGCTGTTGTTTGCTGTTATCCCCGCATATCCTATTATTCTATTTGGTTTGTATGGATAGGGTGTATTATTACTCATAAATACGCATAAGTTTCTACCAGCGGCACCGGGGACCGTACTGTGTATGACAATCGACATACCTCTCTCTCCATCCCTGCTTTCAACCTCCGAACCATCGAAAGATCGAACATACCCCATGTGTGTTCCAGTATCTGTGTTAGTGGTTGAAAACAATGGAGGAGGGTTGAATGCACTACCGCCAGCTGTATTCTTAGCTTGAGGGTGTCCGGCCATGTTTATACGGCGTATAACTTCTTGGACACACAAATTGAAGTCTCCCATTTTCACCGCTATATCATTGAAATCTAACTCTAATGGCCGAACGTAGTCCAAAGAAGTGCCATCTGATTTTTTCCCTTTCAACGCCAATGCGTTCGTTTTTAACAGCACCGCAGGAATGGTATAACGGTCATTCGATGACTCCTGTGTCTCTGTTGTGTCATAATCAAAGGCGTTCATATTTGGACCGTCTCTGATATAGTACCGATTAGAATTAAGTGCGTCTTGTTGAACAGCTGTTGATTTCAATCCCAACAGTTTTCTCGCGGCTACGGCTATTTGACTAGATGCGATAGGGGCTACCTTTGAGTTTTCATAGGCAAAATCACTAGGAGTGCCGTGTGCGCTATTGTAAGTGGTAAGTGTAGTTACCAGATTCACAACAAAAGTCTCAGTTAGAGTTGCACCAGAAGGGTTCTCCGCGGTACCCATATTGATGTAACCACCCAGAACCACGGGCAAGCCCGTAGCCATGGTAGAGGATAAATCGGCAGAGGCCAATGTCCTTGGGTGAAATCCCCTGTATGCCGGAGAGCTACCATATGGTCTAACCATGAATTTGTTGGCATCTGATGTGTGCTTGCCTACTTGAACAAGAACGCCGTATCCGTCGTTGATTGAAGAAATGCCTTCGCCTATAGTGACCCAAAAGCCCCCATCGTTAGCTCCTCCACTTGTCTCATCGTCAGTTAGAACTTCATTTAGGTATGCGGCATCTCCTCTGTCTCCCGTTGCCTTTAGGAAGGCCGAGTAGTCATCTACAGTAATTACCCCAGAGCTGTATGAAGTTACTACAGCTTGAACGGATGGCCTCTGGCATCTCATCAAAATCCCGTTTGTAAAACCCTCTGCACCCAGAATCTGAGATATGAAACCATCAGTCACTTCGACCGATGAAACAAACTCGGACATTCCCCAATCGATTGCGAACCTACTTTCATACTCTTTCATTTGGGGCCGGTTCATGGCTGTCATGGTAGCATCCACTGTCATTTTGAATGATCTAGTCGGTGAAAGTGGAGTTCTTGGGTCATTAGTAGAATCCTCGATAGATTCTACATCGAAGAACATAGAGGGAAACAACGGTATCTCGGTGATAGCTCTAGTAGACGCATAATATGTCGATGCTTGCCTATCGTTTCTAACCGAGGCATTGCCCGTTCCAACGATCCTGTCTTTCCATCCGGGGAAAAGAGGGTGCTCGGTGTATGTCGGTTGTATGTCTACTCCTCCCTGCCCCAGACCTCCAAGAGTCATAGTGACAGTAGGCGTCCCAAGGTCTCCTATCTCCTTCACAGGTGAACCTCTTCCAAGATTGAAGTCTCTGATAGCTCTGCTGTCTGATATGTCCATCAATATGGAACGTCCCCTCAATGTAAGCTCTGAAGAGCCATCCGTGTTCATCGTGGGAGATATCTCTTCTATTCTGCCCTTCATAAGATTGAGCTCAATAGTAGCTGTGCTAGAATCATCGCCACCCTCCGATGTCACTATATCCTCAAGAGATGCTGTTCTTTTCCTGTTGGTTGGGTGGACTAGGACGATGCTGTCATTAGTTTTCAAATCGTTATCTATCACGTCAAACCCGATGAGATTCGATCTGGTAAGGGCGGGAGGCGTGGGAGAGGCAGTGGTGTAGTCTCGTTGGTCCTTCAGCTGAGTATTCTCTATGAAGAGGGAATGAAACTCAGAGTTGCTGCTATCGTCGGGGGTGTTGGTGCTGGGAACGGGCTTAGGGCGTCCATAGCCTTGTATGCCTGTACCGACAGTGACCACGCAGTCTTCGATGTTGATGAATGGCGAAGGAGTGATGTCACCAGTCGGAGCGGCTGACAATATATTGCTAGACATGGGTCCATTGAAAGAAGCCGTGGGCAGACTCAGAAGGCCACCGGGAGCTGTAACTTTCATCAGTATATCCTTGTGATTGCTAGGAGCTGAAGAATAGGGCTTTCTAAGCCAATCTGAGACCGTTCTACTACCAAAGACGGCACTACCACAGGGAACGGTTTTCTTGACCACCAGATAGCCCTTATTCCCTATAGCATGGAAAGGTGTGAGCTTAGCATTGATGCCAGACCTTAATGAGAAACCAGTGCCCGCTACAATCTCTCCAGTGAGGTCAATAGCATCATAGTAGACATGTATCTTTCTTGGGCCACCAGCACTAATCAAAACAGACGGAGAATCTATTGTAGCTAGTCTGGGTTCCTTTTCTGGAGTCAAGTGTCGTACATATGCATCGTTGGTCGGAACACCTCCTGATAGTTCGGCTGTGTGGTCATCATCGAGCCCCTTCAATAAGAAGGGCTTGACATTGTCTACAGCTATCGCCACTATCTCCTCTCTTGTAGAAGCGGACATGTTGTTAGTAGCATAGAACCCAACACCGGACTCGGTTACAATTCGATTGAAGGGATCACCTCCGGCATCAGTAGCTAATACAGATGACGAGGTATTGATTACTCTGTCAATTGATCCTGTAAATACTGTCTCTGTGACTTTGACTATATCATTTTGATTCAATATACTATTCAAAGACGGGTCATCGGTAACATACTCAAAGGTGTTGGCAATGCCCTGTATAGTCTGTTTAACTCTCTGTTCGTCGGGTTGTGGTAGTCGCTTAAGAAAGAACTCACCCTCATAAATCGAGTACGATGTCACGCCACCCATGGCTGAATAATCCTCAGCTGGTGCCGCCAAAGCAGTGGCAGAACCAGTGCTTATCGAACGGCTCTTCGGAGATATGAAGAAAGCATCATTGCTAAATTCAGTTGTATCTTTGAATTTCTGGTTGTGTGTAAAGAGATATTTAGTGAACGTATCTTTTGCTCTAGTCTTCTGGTTTGAGACACCTGCGTTGACATTAGGATTGCCCGGATCGATTAGAACATCCGACTTACCTAAAACAAACCACACCGGGACATCATCTGTTCGAGATTGATAGAATATGGAGTTCTGTGTTTCAGGGAGATTGTCTACTCCATTATTTGCCTCGTCATTAGCTAGGTGAATAGCAGTGCAAGTAATCTTTGAGTTGACAAAATCCAATATAGTTACGCGAAGACGTTCGGGTTTGACTGTCATGGGGTTAAGGTCCACTGCCGCAGCTGTGGCTTGCACGTTATCATCTGAATATCTAATCATCTGACTGGAAGGAGTTGCAGATATTCCAGTCATTGGATGTGTGCCTGAGTGATTGATTATAACATTCAAAGGAGTAGATGCGACACCGCTAAAATACTGAGCGTCTGTCAAATCTAACGTACCAGTAGCAAACCAAGATTGATTCTTGATGTCCTTCAGCTCAATCCCTGTTATGTATGCTGCTAGTTTTTCCAATGCAGTGTATCGGTCTACACTACTATTGGGGTTAGCAGGGTAGTCTCGTAGTTTGAACGTGTTAGTGCCGCTGACGGCAAACGTATGCCCCATAGCTACCATGGGCATGGGCATGAGTCCATCATGAGTGTCTGGACCGTCCCTTCCTTGATTGGTTACAGCTGACCTTGCATTGTTGAAGAAATAGATATCTGGCACATCGATCTCATCATCAAAACGCCACAGACCGAGAGTAGAGTCTATTTTGGTCAAGGGTTCAATCTTGGGTTCTGTCACACCCTTGCTCAATCTGATCGATTCGATGAGCCCCCTATATTCACCCCCCTGACCCCCTATGAATAAATCAGAAGAGGATTGAGACACCAAGGGTTCTTCTCCGCCAAAATTTAACTCACCAACCAAATCGCCATTTACAAAACAACGGACGAACCTACGACTAAATTGAGCACAGATAAAGACAAGAGGTTGCTCTGATAGTGTGAGGTCCTGTGGCTTATGTTCTCCTCCAGAATATGAACCGGAATGATTTGATGTGACTATCGGGACATTGTATGAAGTCTCTATCCTATATGTTCTCTGATCCGTGGTAACATCGAATATGAGAGGGCCGTTAGAAAATGGATTTCCATATGTCAATTTGAATTGTCCCGGCTTTTCTAAAACCACGCCACCATAGTCTGGAACTATACATGCGTCAATCGTGAACGCACCTCTGATGGAGTTTAATGGGTTCGATATTTGTTCTTCGTGTTTTCTGCCTATCTTGGCCGCGTCGCTCTTGGGTGTTTTCGCCGTAGCTGCAAATTCTGGGTGCCTCAAATCCTTACCAGATTCTTTGAACTTACCTGTAGGCACTACTAGGCCATCGGTTAGTCCGTTGAGCCTTACAGCCTTTCCGTGGTATCGAATAATCCCCATGCATCAAATCCCCACAAGTTGTTCTACTACTGATAATGTAAGGTCGTAAGCCCAATACCCATTACCTGCATCGTATGTGGGATTCCATGTATTCAAAACGCAAGGTATGGCCACGCCCTGTTCAAGATAGGGATTCGGCCGGACGATTTGGTTATTTACGGTTATAGATGGATCGAATGATTCGGTGTTTTTCTCCGGGGCAAAATCAGTTCCCGGTCCTGCTGGCACAATATATTGACGTAATACTCGTTGGCCGATTGAAGAGCTAGCTATTGATTCGTATGGTATTCTAACGCCTACAATGTATTTCTTAACAGTTGCAGCATCTTCTATTGACAGAAAACGAGACGCATCAAAAGACGACACACTGCTTGGCAAATCTAAAACCGAACCAGTCATTACGTTGGGAGAAATGAGAGCTCCTCCGGCAGACATATTCGCTAGATTCAAAACCTCCTGAACCTTATCCCCCATTGTCATCTTACTTATGTCCGTGCCTCCTGTAAGATTAGTGACTAGGAACTCTTTGTCCCACTTGCCCAACGAACCATCAATCAACGCAAAGGTGTTGCTACCAGCATTCACTCCCTTTTGCACTGTCACTGAAAGATTGCCCTTTTTGCCTACTGTATTATTCTTGATCTGGATTCTTTCAGCAGCATAAGTAGCATTGACATCCCCTGTTTGATGAAAGTAAGAATTATTTTTCTGTTGGCCTGTTTCTGTCGAGACAGTAAATGCTGTTGAAAAGGCGACAGTAGCCCCGTTTTCAGTTATATTGGCAGAAGCTAGAGCTGTAGTTATTGCTGAAGATAATGTCTGAGTGGTTGTGGTACTGCTTATGTTCACTCCGATTATACTGCTAGCTGTGCTAGAAGTAGTAGTGCCATTCGCTAATCGAATAGAAGTCGTTTCACCTAAACCTGCATTCTGTTGTCCTATCGATTTGAATGATATATTGACGCCGTCTAAATCTGCTTTGACCGTATTCCATGACCCTGCCGATGTAGAATACTGACCATACCACGTCGAGCTGGGTATGCTCCCAGCTGATTGCGATAGGTCTATCGTGAAAGCTGCACCGTTACCTGTGGCTTCTCCCTCATCGTCCGATAATATGCCACTGATGCTTATGCCAATATCTGTCTGATTAAGATCGATTGCATATCTTGTGGCTATGAAAGGTAGTGGAAAGGTCTGAACTCCTCTAGTCATAGCAAAGCCGATGGTTTCGGCGTCCAGTTCTATCACCGTGCTGTCCTTTCTAATGAGCTGTATCTTAGGCATCAGATCACCCCTCTACCAAAACCGCCGCCTCTCGAACGGCTCCTGAATACACGCTGGACCTCTTGGCTTACGGCTCTTGCTACTTCTCGTGCATTGCCTCCTCCACTGACGCTAATATTCACTGTGATGTTTTCTCCGCCACCACCGCCCACGCCCTGCATAGTCACAGGTATGGATTTGCCATCAGGGAGGGGGACGACAGCCTCTGTTCCGTGTAGAGTTACCGGATAACCGCTCGCGGGGCCCGTGGATATGCCTCCCGAATGGAAGCCAAGGAAATCTGCCGCACCTCCCACGACGCTTCCAACTGCATCACCTATGCCTCCGATACCGTCTCCAATAACTCCAATTATATCCATCAAGCTCTCAACAGGCCCGCTGTTTATGAAGGACATTATGATATTTTTTATACCATTAAAAGCATATGTAAAGCCATCAATTAGAAGTTCAAGACCGGCTATTATGACTCTTCCAAAACTATTGTCGAACAGACTAGCAACAAAATCTATTGCGTCTTTCCAACCTTGGGTGAATACATAGAAAAGTCCATCCAAAATGAAATTAACAGCGTTTGCCAGCCCCTTTACTACGAGCACAATCAATTTGATTGCCACGCCAATACCGGCGGCAATCAATGTCATTGCTACGATGATTCCACTTACGAGGGGCCCTGCGAAGAATGCAATTACCTTTGCTACCGCCACTAATATCTCCCCTATCACAAAGACAACAGGTGGCAATATAGTGCCAATGGCTTGAACAGCAAGTGCGAAGAACTCTATGAGCCCGCTATTCATCAAGAAGAACACAAAGGCTCTGATTAGAGTAGAAAGGACGCCAAATACACTTTCAAAATTTATTCCAAATACGCTTAGTATCTCTCCGATATATGCGAACACCATCACAAAGGCAGTTAGTATCCCCGTTACGCCATCTACTACAGCTTGGAATGCTCCAGTATCAGCCATGAAGGTGAACAGATCGGCCAAGGTAGTGAAAACATCTGCAATGAATCCCATGAATGCAGACGCAAAGTTGACGACTAGCATAATTATGCCACCAAACACTGCTCCTGCAATCTCCAATAGAGGGCCGAAATCAACTTCCATTATTGCTGCGCCTATCTCTGAAAGACTATCTTTTACACTTATAGCAGAAGCGTATATTTGATCAAAGCCTTGATAGAAAGCAGGGAATAACTCAACCGCTCCGCTAAACGACCCCGTCATAGTCATTAGAACAGCTGATACCGTTAGGAATAACCCAACAAGCGTAAAGGCTGCCATAAAAATTCCTTTGAATCCTGCGGAAACGATACTCAGAGTCTTTCCTAACGGTTCGAGTGTTTCATTCGCATCCTCCGCTGCTTCTGTATTGACGCCCAATACTTCGGTAACTAATTGAATGTTGGATTTTAGCTCATACATCAAATCGACGACAGGTCCAAGAAGTCCTCTGAGTACCTGATACTTTACTATGGATTTTTGAGTTGCCTTTCCGTATGCGTCTGTTCCGACAGCGAGTAATCTAATCGTCTTGAGAGAATCAGCTAACCCCTTCAGAACCATCGCTATCCCTCATTTCAGCGTTGATACGATCAAAGTAGTCCTCCAGCTCCCCCGCATCACTGGTAGTCCGTATAACGCGGCCACCTTTATTGTTCCCTTTGTTATACTGCTTCTTCATGTCTTTCTGCTTCTTTTCCATATCAGCCTGTTGTTTTTGTTGAACGGATTGGACGAACATATAATCGAGCATAACACGATCAAAGGGTTGGTCGTCCCAAGAATGAGGGGGGCAGTGAAAATGAGTGCCTAAAACAAAGCGAATGGTCTGGTACGAAAGCATCATTGACTGTTCTTGGTCGAATGGATTTACTTCTCCGTCGCTGTTGATGTACCTTTTCAGGTCAGAGAAGCTTATTCCAAAGGGCTCGATACGTCCTCTGAGAGTTGATTTATCAGATCAGTGAGATTAGGCAGTACCTTAGCTAGCTTGCTACCGACTTCTGGTTTTAGATTCAGCAGGTCGGAGTAACTTAGTTTGGGCTCTGTCTTTGTGATGCAGTTTTTCAAAACGTATCTCCAATAACCGCCAAAGTCAAGGGTAGGTGATATATTATCTCCTTCCAATGCGAAGTCCACGAACTTAGTGAGAGCTTCCTGTTGCTGTATCCATGACAAGGGCTTTACCCATACTTCTAGTGTGCCGTCATCAGTTTCTACTTGATGATGGTCTGGTGTATTGCTTATCGTGAAATTACTCAACTACTTCAACCTCCGACTCGTCTACTACAGTTGCTTCGCTAGACTCCCCCGAATCTTCCGCAACTGCTCCTACCAGACCATCAGGGTTGGATGCATCCCATTCCCTCAGTCTTTCAATGAGTTGATCTTTGTTGCCGTATATTGGCAAATCTCTTTGTGATAACAATACTTTGAGGTCTACGACAGTCATGTCGTTATATGAATCGGTAGGAGCAAGAGCTTCTTCCGTTTCTGCCTGAAGAGTAAGCATCCCCGATACAGACAATCCACTTATGTCTAAAGAACCGCCATGGGATTCAATGCCGTCTTCTGTTATTGTCCAATCAATTAGATAGGATTTGAACCCATCACCTACTATTCCGGTTATCTTCATTATTCTCATCTCCTTGTTATATCGTTCATAAGCATTGGCTTTACATTATGTAGTAAGGTGAGTTTTCTGTCACCTTCATGTGTCTGACGACAAGTTCGATCTCCGCAAAGACCGGACCTTTGTCAGATGGAACCTGATGGTCAGCTTTCATAATAGTGTAATCTTCGAGTGTAATAGTAGCTGTTTCTCTCGTAGCGTTACTACCGACCTTTGTCATAGTAATTGTAATGTCGTTGGTATTGCGGTGATGCCTTCGTGTCCTTAGCTCCTCCCACATTCTATCATCCTCAATCATGGCTCTCATGGTAAAGGTGTACTCTCTCTGCCCCTCTGTGATCTCCAGAGGCATCTGTGTAGCACCGTGTTGGACTTGGTCATTGTCTGAGGTAGTTCCCTCATACCCTCTAATGAACCAGCGGGCTTCTGTGGAGTTAGCTACTTGTAAGCTAAACTCAGTGCCTCTGAGAACTGGTCTACCAAAGACGCTGACGTTCACGTCTTGGAAGAGGAATGGTTTCTCACCGTCTATGGCTATGCCACTTATCTTTCTGTTAGTAGCGGTATTTGCGGTATTGTCAAACATTCTGTGTGGTGTAATAGTATTGGTGGTCTCTGTATAGTGACGTGAAGCTTCGTATGCGACCTCAAGCTTTACTTCGCCCTCTGTATCAGCAGATATGGTGGCTGATGTTGCTTTGCATCCACTGTATAGCCTCAAGAGTTGTTTTGAATCTGCTTCTACGTCCTTCTGCCTGAATGATTGCTCTATAGTAAAGGAAGGCAGTACATCATGGCCAAAGTAAGTGTGTGCCACACCAAACTGTAGCTCTTTACTGGTCGAATCAATGTGAGCACTCCCTCTGTTTGAGCTGCTTCCATATTGTAGACGCTCGACGCCGATGCTAGTAGCGGTGTGATCGAACGTAAATGGTTCTTCCACATAGATATAGTCCGCATCGTTGCCATTGGAAGTACCCAATGCAATTACTCTCCTCAGCTCGTGTTTGTGGAGTTGTCGTGATGTCACTGCCTCATCCTGACCGGGAATAGTGAACTTGTCCTTGTCGATAATCTGCACGTAAGTTGTTCCGGCAGTGAATTTAGCTCTATTTGCCGAACCTACTTTGAGTCTAATATCTCCAGCGGAGACATCAGCTTCTACTTGACCTAATAGATAGACTGCCATATTTTGGTCGTTTGCCCTTTCTACAGCTCCTGAATCTATATCTGCACAGGTTGACAATGTCGTGCCGGATGCACCACCGTATGAGCCGTATAGAACCGCACCAGCGGCGGATAGGACTTTGAAAATTCCTGCCGTGCCCACGTTTTCAAAGTGAACATCGTAATTGTTGGTGGCGAATACGATAGTGCTGCTTGACCCTGATGCTGTCAAAGCACCCAAAAGGAAATTGCCAGAAAGGGTGTTACCTGTCAGTGTCGTGCCACTCAATGCAGACATGGAGGTGTCTACCGTTCCAGCTCCATACTTTTGTCCGGCATAGGTCTTCGTAGCAGATTGGTCTTTCATATTCAATGGAGATGCACCAGTGAGGGTAGTATCGCCTCCTGCTGAGTGTGCAAACTCACCCTGACTCTTTGCAGTGTGCCCGCCAAGTGCATACTTAACCCACCTCAATGTGTGTGCGTTTAGCTGAATGTTGCCTCCGCTCATAGTCTCCCGGCCGCTTGTGACTATATTCACGTCTCTTCCTAGACCGACGACGTGTTGCTTCCTGACATCTATCTGTGGCTCAGGTATAGCGAACTCATTCAATAATCCAATGAACTGATCGGTTTTCACTTGTTGAGCTCCCGTAGTCATAGTAGACTCAAATGTAGGAGCTCGGAAGAAATCGATCACCAAGTTGTCGTCATCTGCTGTGGCAGTTGCAGCTGTGGTCAGTAGAGCGGGCTGCACTGATATTGTTCCAGCCCCAGTATCATTTGCTGTAATGTAGTATGTGCGCTTCGTAGTAGCAAAGTCGTCTGCGGTGTAATTTCCACCACCCTCTATCTTGAGTGTGCATCCAACAAGGATATTATCTGGTATTAACAGGTCCGGTCCAGCGGCCGTCCAGTATTCGTCTGCTCCTAATGTGATTAGACTCGTGTTTCCACTGACCGAAGTATGTGTCCAATTCGCTTGTGAGTTTTTTCCGTCCACTCTGAATCCAGTCTCTTTACCGAAAGAGACCTCCGCCAGATCACCCTTGAATAGCGTGTTCGCCATAGTTATCAACAAGCCTACGAAGGACAATTGTCCTTAAGGACTATGGATGATTTACTCTTCTTCGGTACCAACATCGGTTTCTTCACCCGTTTCTTCCGGTATAACGCCGGCATTGCGAACGGAAATTGAATTGTTTATTTCCTGTAAATCGCGCAACAACACCCCTCTAGCCTGATTTACGTCGTTATAGAACTTCTCAAAAGAACGGAGAAAGACCATTCTGTCCGTCGATCTTAGCTCAGATTGTTGAAACAATTGAATCAATTGCTCTGGACTTACAGTAATTTCTTCTTTCGGCTCTTCCACAGGAGTATCTTCATCAGACATTGATTAGCCCCCCGTTGCATTTAGTTGATAAAGTTGTCACTGTTGACAGGTTCATTCTTCCTTTTTACCCAGTCTGGCTCTAGTTGCGGCGGAAACCTCCGCCATATCCTTCTCCAGCTGCGCGATTCGTTGGTTGGTATAATTTAGAATATCTTGAACGCAGGATTGATTCAAACGGAATAAAATTAATCTGTCTGAGGCTTGTTGTTGAAAGGCAAATGCCGCTTCTTCGTGGTTGATTTCTTCTGAGGCCATTGGTCTCATCTCAGAGGGCTTCACTCATAAAGTTGTCAATCATGACAGCATTATTCTAGCCATTAGTCGAAAGTGTAGATTATTGACAGTGTGTCTGCGTCTGTTGACCCATTTGCATTAGTAGCAGTACAATTAACAAGCATTACTAACTGAGTACCCGAAGCTGGGTATTGGACACCGCTTTTGCCACCTGCAAACTGCCAATACACTTTTTCACCTGCCCCGTTAGTACCCGTTGCATCTTGACTTGTCGAGGCCGTGCCTATAATTGATAAAGTACCGTTACAGTCTGTTTCACCACTCAATGACACATCCCATGCGAATGATGTTGCACCTGTGGCTCTACAATATCCTTTGAAAACAAATGTCTCAGTAACAGAATTACTGTTGTAAGCAGAAGCCATTTGATTGACGGGTACTAGCAATCCCATTGCGTCGCTAGTAAAAGACGATCCATCATCATCAAAGAGCGCACCTACTCCTGATTCGTCATGTACTATGACCGCATTGTCGTAATTGCCACTAGAAGAAGTTGCTATGCTTACATTTGTTGGTGCAGAAGCACCGCCACCCGATTGCCCCTGCTGTGCGATTGTTCCTAAGACTGCTGGCATTGGCATGGTATCATCCTAACATTATGTACGCTGAAGAGGAAGTCGCAATAAACGTCTTCGCCTCATAGCGAGTGGTTATGGTGGCATTTGAGGATGCACCGTTGATTGTGTTTCCATTCCTGTTAATGGTTACAGTTCCTGTTGTGTCGCTGATGATCACATACTGCTCTCCTCTGTTGGGGTCGGCAGGTAGTGTGAAGGTGAGTGCGCTAGTGGCTACCAGATACAAACCAGCGTAGTCATCGTAGTCCAGTGCTTGGTTGCCGGAGAATGTCCGTACCTGTCCTGCCTTTGCTGCAACACCCGCACCGGGAGTATCACCGTGGGCGAGATTGTTAGAACCAACTGATAGTAGCCTTCTCTGACTGTCCTTGACTAGGATGGAGAAGTACATCTCACCATCAGCGTTGCCGCTGGTTTGGTCAGGCACTAGAACCCCTATTCTAGCGTAATCCCTGTAATCATGTATCGCTTGAACGCTGCCTTCCTCTATCATCGCGGAGTCTGCACCCATGAACTTAATCATGCCAATATTGTCATCGTCAGCGACCTCACCTTCGAGATTGTTCCTAAGCAGAGTAATAACTGGTCCAGCTGCATCGGTAGCGTCATCCTTGGTGAATAGGAATTGGCCTAACCCTTTCGCCTTGAATGACATTCCAACGTCTGATTGGGAACCTGTTGCCTCAAATCCGGGTCCAGTCATACGACCCGCAGCAAGCGTGTTACCGGAAGACGAGACTACATCCGTTCCAAACAAAGTACCAGCAGTAGTATCAGAGATACCATTCCATATCTTGATGTAGGCATTTGCACTTGTGGTCTTACCAAAGTACAGCACTTCGTTGCCTGAGTCATCTTGTATGCCATGGTCATCATCGAATGAGATATATCCAGAGTTGGTATCCAATGTGGAGCCCGCATACAACTGTGGTGTTTGATCCTCGACTACGTTAGATATCCCACCTGAACCAGTTGTATCGATCTCGTCTTGTAGGTCCTCTACAGTGACATATTTCCACGTAGATGCAGATTCGTCCCAGATCAATAGCTTATCGGCGGCTACAATAGCTGCTTCTGCAATCTGAGTTAGGTTCGCAGGATCATCGATTGAAAAGGCTGTTCCACTTAGTGCCATTCCATTGCCAGCTGAGTAAGTGGTGTTGGTGTCAGTAGAAGCAAAGTTTAGTTTTCCTGCACTGTCATCATAGGTAACAGCTATGTTAGTTTCCGTGTTGCTTGAGACCATAGCACCTACGATATCTTGAACTTGTTCAGTAGATAATTGGGTGTTAGTATTAGTATCGGTTGAAGCAATAGTTACTGCTCCACCGGATTCAGTTATTGTTACATTACTACCTGCTGTAAAGGCCAAAGTTTCAGTAGAACCTAGCGTATTACCTCCTGCGGTAATTGTTCTAAAGGTATTATCATTTGCCGTCATGTCATCAACAACAAGGTCAATTGTACCATCACCGTCTTGATAGGTAGCGGAAACTCTTGTCTCTGTGTTGCCACTAAACATAGCCCCTACAATATCTTGAACAGCCTCAGTAGTCAATTGTGTATCTGTATTTAAATCATCAACCACCAAATCAATTGTTCCATCCCCGTCTTGATAAGTGGCTGCAATTCTAGTCTCCGTGTTACTGCTAAACATAGCACCAACAATATCTTGAACCTGTTCAGTAGTTAATGTTGCAGTGATAAATCCTGAAGAACTGTTATCATAGTTAGACAGGTCATTGTCTACTACTAAGTCAACAGTACCATCACCATCTTGATATGTGGCGGTAATCAGAGTTTCCGTGTTTGATGAAAACATTCCTCCTGCAATATCTTGTACTTGTTCATTGGAAAGTTGCGTATTCGTATTTGTGGTGAAGGTGAGGTTGTTTTGCATGTACGTCTTCAATCGAGACATGGTTGCCTTTCTGTTCGTACCTCCTGCACCATCGTCCACTGCAAACAAATCAGCGTCAGCTAAGGCCGCACCAATGTCAGTCATTCCATCTATGTCTAATGTGAATGTCTTACCCGATAGTCCGATCCCGCCTCCTGAACCTACAGCAAGGTGTTGAGTGACGTTGCTTTCTGCTATCCTAGCATCTGCAAATGTGTCAGATGTTATTTTGCCAGCGGCTAAACTAGGTATGTCACTAGCTGCGAGACCGTCATCGAGAATATTTATTTCAGCTAGAGATGCAGTGATTCCCAAATTAGTCAAAGCGTTTCCTTGTTGTGTGGAGTTCAGTCCTTGATTGCTCACGTCTACTCTCAACCTGTTACCCAGTGATGTGGCAGTTGTTGTCGAAAAGGAAGCATCGTCACCAAGAGCGGCAGCGAGCTCATTCAGTGTGTTGAGTGCAGACGGTGCTGAATCCACAAGACTTGCCAACTCTGCATCGACATATGCTTTGATTGATTGCTGTGAAGCTGCATGCGATGCCGAATTTGACGCCATATTGTCTTCGTCTTTTAGATCGATGTTGAGAGTTGCAGAACCGCTCGTTGCACCACCACTCAGCCCTGTTCCGGCTACTACTGCGGTAATGTCACCTCCACCCGTTCCGAATCCGTATGATAGAATCTTATCTTCAATGGCGGCGGAAGTCATCAACGATGTATCATTGTTCGCAAATGATTCCGAGCTGAGTTGAATGCTGTTGGCTGCTAGTTCTGATACAGTCAAACCACTTACATTGAGGGTAACGCCACCGGAGCTGCCACCCCCACTCAGACCTGTACCTGCGGTGACTCCTGTAATGTCACCTGCATTATTGGTAAAGGAAAGGTTGTTCTGCATATAGGTCTTCAATCGAGACATCGTTGCCTTTCTGTTAGTGCCACCTGCACCATCGTCAACTATCATTAGGTCAGCATCCACCAACGCTGCTCCAATGTCTGTCATGCCATCTATATCTAATCCGACAGTCACAGTATCTGTTGCTCCAACAACAGTTGCTATACCATCTCCACCAGCAATATCCAACGTGTTTCCATGTGCTATCGTTTGATTGCTTCCTGAATCTCCTGTTAGGGTGAATGTTGTGAGTTGGTTTGTGTTGGTATCAGAGAGAGAAATAGTACCGCTACTAGAAGGAATTGTAAGGTTACTGATTACATTGTTATCGCTACCAACGAATTGTAGAGTTGCTCCACTTGATGATGCTGCTCCTGTTGTGAATCTAACATTGGTTGTTGTACCTGCTGTCAATTTAACATTGTGAGCAGATAGCACTATTCCGTCAGTAGAAGTGGATACGAATCCTGCCGCAGTAAGTTTGCCTGATGTCGTGTCATCAGCATCGTTCTTCAAGAAAGCATCATCTACATTGAAAGTAGTGCCGCTCAGAGATATGTTAGTACCTGCTGAATACTCGGTGTTAGTATCTGTTGAAGCAATAGTAACTGCTCCACTTGATTCTGATATGCTGACATTGCTTCCTGCCGTGAAAGCAAGAGTTTCACCCGATCCAAGAGTATTGCCACCCGCAGTTACGGTTCTAAATGTGTTAGTATCGGTAGATGCAATTGTGATCGTGTCAGAACTTGCATTTGTTGTAATGGTGACATTTGACCCCTCGGCAAAGGTTAGCGTGTCTGCGGCGGCATCGGCTACAACATCAGATTGACCGCTAACTGAGATAGTCTTGAATGCCTCACTCGCACCTGACGATGCAGCTGCTGCTATCGTAACTGCTCCTCCTGATTCTGTTATTGTGATATTAGAACCAGCTGTAAAGGCAAGGGTTTCAGTATTGTCTAAGGTGTTACCACCTGCGGTGACTATTCTATGAGTCACATGGTTATCAGAATTGATACTATCGTACAAGTTAGAAAAGGTCATGTGCTTCCATGAAGATGCCGATTCATCCCAAAGAAGGAACTTATCAGAAGTAGAATCGGTAGCTTCAGTTAGTTCGGATAGATTTGCAGGGTCATCTAAGGACACAGTAACAGTATCCGTTGCTCCAACGACCGTAGCAATTCCAGACCCCCCTGCTACATCTAGTGTGTTACCATGTGCAATTGTCTGGTTACTACCAGAATCGCCTGTCAGAGTAAAGGTAGTTAATTGATTTGTATTTGTATTTGTTGTGAACGTGAGATTGTTCTGCATGTACGTCTTTAGGCGCGTCATGGTTGCCTTTCTGTTAGTGCCACCAGCTCCGTCATCTACCGCGAAGATGTCTGCATCAGCTAGAGCAGCTCCTATATCTGTCATGCCATCTATATCGAGTGTGAATGTCTTACCAGATAGGCCAATACCTCCACCCGATCCAACTGCTAAGTGTTGAGTTACGTTGCTCTGTGCAACTCTGCCATCTGCAAAGGTTCCTGAAGTGATCTTACTCGTGGCCAGACTGGGTATGTCAGAAGCTGCCAATCCATCATCCAGTATGTTAATTTCCGCAAGAGAAGCAGTTATTCCTAAATTAGTCAAAGCATTGCCCTGTTGTGTAGAGTTTAATCCTTGGTTACTGACATCAACACGTAGTCTGTTGCCCAAAGCTGTAGATGTAGTTGCAGAGAAACTCGCATCGTCGCCCAAAGCTGCTGCTAACTCATTGAGTGTGTTCAAAGCAGCGGGAGCAGAATCGACTAATCCTGCTACTTCAGCATCAACATAAGCCTTGATGGATTGCTGAGATGCAGCGGCTGTTGCACTATTGGAAGCAAAGTTGTCCTCATCAAGAAGAGATAATTGTGTATTAGTGTCGGTAGATGCTATTGTTACTGCACCTCCACTCTCCGTTATCGTCACATTAGACCCCGCAGTAAAGGCAAGAGTTTCAGTTGAAGCAAGAGTGTTGCCACCTGCGGTTATGGTTCTAGTAGTCATGTCATCCACTACCAAATCGATAGTGCCGTCACCATCCTCATAGGTAGCAGATATTCTAGTTTCTGTATTACCACCAAACATCGCACCTACGATGTCTTGAACCTGCTCGGTGGAGAGTTGAGTGTTGGTATCTGTTGATGCTATTGTTACGGCGCCGCCGGATTCAGTAATAGTAACATTTGACCCTGCGGTAAATGCAAGAGTTTCGCTTGATCCTAATGTGTTACCTCCCGCAGTTACAGTTCTAAAGGTGTTAGTATCTGCGGTCATATCATCTACGACAAAATTAATTCTACCATTCGTATCGTCATAGGTAACGCCAATTCTAGTTTCAGTACCGACCAACATACCCCCAACTATGTCTTGGACTTGTTCAGTAGTAAGTTGAGTGTCAGAAGTTGATATTGTTCCATCACCCGATGGTACTGTGAGATTACTTATACTGTTATTGTCACTTCCAACGAATGATAAAATTACACCATTAGAAGCTACTTGTGCTGTTGTAATTCGTAGACTGTTACCTGTCGCCCCTGCTAATGCTATACTATTAGCAAGTTGCACATTCCCTGCGGCAGAAGCAATTGTTACTGCTCCACCACTCTCACTGATCGCTATGTTAGTCCCTGCTGTAAATGCAAGAGTTTCAGAACCACCGAGTGTATTTCCACCTGCTGTAACCGTTCTTACAGAGCCACCCCCTCCTGTTGTGTCGATTGAATCCTGCAAGTTATCAAGCGTCATATATTTCCAAGAAGACCCTGATTCATCCCACAGTAGGATTTTATCGTCGGTGGCATCGGTTGACTCGTTTAATTCTGATAGATTCGCAGGATCGTCCAATGAGACAGTTACTGTATCAGTCGCCCCGACAACAGTAGCAATGCCTCCTCCGCCCGCAATATCTAGTGTATTACCGTGAGCTATTGTTTGGTTACTACCTGAATCTCCCGTTAATGTGAATGTGGTGAGTTGATTTGTATTGGTGTCGGTAGAGGCAAAGGTAATGGTATCTGTTCCGGCAGTAGTAGTAATCGTAACATTTGACCCTGCCACCAAAGTAAGAATATCAGA